TAGGGACAGCCCCTGGCAATGTACCAGGTACATCGATGGCCGCTTAACTAAAAAGGAATAATATCATGCCATACGGAAAAGGAACTTACGGATCGAAGGTTGGAAGACCTTCCAACAAAGCAAAAGCAATGGGTCGGAAGAAAATGAGTCCGACTGTTAAGAAATTGCTCAAGAAGAAAAAGAAAAAGTGAGTAAAACCTATCGAGGCATTTCGTTTGCCGGCTATAACAAGCCCAAGCGAACACCCAACCATCCTAAAAAATCCCATGTGGTTTTAGTTAAAGATGGTGGAAAAGATAAGATGATTCGCTTTGGACAGCAGGGAGCAAAGACTGCCGGTAAACCTAAAGCTGGTGAGAGTTCGGCAATGAAGAAGAAACGGGCATCATTCAAAGCTCGTCATGGTAAGAACATTGCCAAGGGCAAGACTTCGGCGGCCTACTGGGCAAACAAGGTGAAGTGGTAAGATGGCTAAAGACGCTTGTTACAAGAAGGTAAAGGCTCGGGTAAAGGTATTTCCATCCGCTCGAGCATCGCAACAGATTGCCAAGTGCCGGAAGTCCAAAGGGCAGGTTCGTAAGACTGCCAAGGGTACATCTTTAAAACGATGGGGATCAGAGAAATGGCAGGATACGAAAAGCGGCAAGCCATGTGGGCAGGGTGGAAAGAATGAATACTGCCGCCCAACCAAAAGAGTCTCGAGTAAAACACCCAAGACAAAATCGGAGATGAGTAAAAGCCAACTGAAACGGAAGAAGGCTGAGAAATCGAAGGTAGGAATGGGACGAAGAGTAAAACCTGTAAGAAGGAAAAAATGACATTAGGAGATGCAGTAGCCGGACTCGGAGAACAGACCGAGTGGGTGGTGATTAAGGACTTTATTAAAGAACAGAGGGATATGTGCCTGGTTGATTTTCAGGATTATACTCATGTTGACAATCCGCAGAAGCTTGCCCGTCTATCGGGTGAGATTGCAGGACTGACTCGAATATTGGAGGCGTTGGACAATGCCGAAACTGACACCCCATCAGCAATTTAAAAACGAGCATAGGGCATTGCTCAATCGTTGGATTGAGGAGTCTGATATTGAAGACACTGAAATGGCAAAGATAGTAATGTCAGACATTGAGGAGTGGCTCGATGAGGATGTTGTCGATTTCGAGTGCGATATGGTGCTCGATGACGATGACGATGATGAAGAGGAAGGGTAACCTCTACGAGCAGAAGTTCTTCTCGGAAGCCCTCGAGCATGGACTGGAGGTCTTTGTGCCATTAGGCGATTATCTGCCACAGGATTGCCTGGTGATGAACACGGCAGGCAAGATATTTAAGATTCAGATAAAAGGGACTGAGAGTAAATCGAAGGACAAGGCTCGGGGTGGATTGGGTCGTTATATGGTTACGACCTCGAGTGGATCGACCGGCAAAGAGTCGATAGACTGCACAAAAGTGGACATATTGGTGGCATATGTCGAAGATGAAAACATTTTTTACAACATCCCATGCATGGAATTAGACGGGGCAAAAAGGATCGGACTGTATCCTCATAACCCTGATTCTAAAGCCAAGCATGAGAAATTTAAGGATAATTGGAAAATTTTTCGGGTTACCTGAAAAAACTGCTTTTTAAACTGCTATAATTGTCACTGGTGGAGCATATCTGCTCCGCAGATACAAGCAAGAGAGTGCGAACTCTACAACAAACGCAGAAATTATGGCAGAAACAGTTATTAGCGAGGCTCCGGCTGAACAATCGGGAGCAGAAAACAATCAAGTACGAGGCCCACTATCGGTGGAAGATTTGGCGGCAAGTTTTGTCGAGCAGGTCGAAACGGATCAGGAGGCTCAACAGGCGGATGAGGCTAAAGCGGAAGTCACCGAGACTCCCGAAGAAGCAGAAGCATCTGCCGACCAGGAAGATGTTCTTTCACAGTCTGTAACCGAGTCTGACGAAGAGGAGGATGAGGGAGAAGATACCGAAGAGGAAGAGGTTGAAGAAGAGGTAGAGGAGGAAACTCCAAAGGCTCTCAAGAAAACTCTTAAACAGATTTCGCGTCTTACTGCTCGAGCAAAATCAGCAGAAGAAACAGTCGAATCGCTCAAGAATGAGATTCAAAACCTCAAGCAATCAGGAGGCAAATCGCAACCGGCTCAACCCGAATTGGAGAACATTCAATCGTTTGAAGATTTGGAAAATTTGAAGCGGGAAGCACAAGCGGCCAAGAAGTTTGCACTTCAACATATAGGCAAGTCGTTCGTAGAGGTCGATGGCAAGGAATATTCGGATGATGACATTCGTAATATCCTTACCCAGGCTGACGAATACCTTACTGAAAAGATTCCTCAGAGGAGTGAGTATCTAAGGGAAAAAAGCGAATGGAGTAGAGATACAATCAACACCCATCCGTGGATGGATTCATCGAAAGATGATGATATATCCGAATCCCGAAGAGAAACCTATAACCAGCTACGAAACCAATACGGTAATGTACTGGACAACCTCCCTAATGGTGACTTTATCGCCGCAACTCTCGTCAGAGGCATTGAAGCATTGAAAAGCGAGCAATCCGCCAAGGCTCCCAAGAAGGTAGTCAAAAAGCGTAAGGCTCCACCTCCAACCGATGGAGGAGATGCATCCCCGCCAATCGAAAACTCGACCACTCGGAANCAGAANGAAAAGGCAAAAATCNTGGATCGGAAAGGACCACTCTCGGCTAACGATCTTGCCGCATTTCTAGCGGACTAAAATTTAAAATCTTAAAATAAGGAATTACTTAAAATGGCTATTGCAACAAGCTACAATGTAACAAGTGCTAAAGGTGCTCGCGAAAATTTAGAATCACTTCTAAAAACCGTTGAGCCAACAGAAACACCTCTGTATTCTACTCTCTCACAATCCGAGGCTCCAAAGGCAACTCTCAACGAGTGGTTGGTAGACTCACTTTTAGACCCCGAGATTGGAGGAGTAATTGACGGCGTTGATCTCACAATCTCTGATGCCGCTAACTTGATCGACTCAAGAGCAAGACTCGGAAATCGTGTGCAGACAATTCGCGATGTATTCTCCGTCTCACGCCAAGCTGAGATGATTGATGTCGCTCCCGGTGGACAGGGTGGATTGTTTAACGCTTCCAAAGCAAAAAGCTTAATTCAGCTTAAACGCTCTATCGAAACAGCTATCGCTTCAGGAAACGATCAAGCCGCCGGAACTTCTTCCGCCGGTGCTACCATGTGCGGGTTGGGTATTTGGTCTGATCCGAGTGCGACCGGAAATACATATGATACAAGTGCGAAACAAGCATTCCGTGCAGTAAGCGGTTCCCGTGTATCTCTTGGATCTTTGACTGAGTCTGCTCTTCGTGGATTACTCCAGGCAGTTTACACTGCTAGTGGTGCTAAAGGTTCCTACAAATTGTATGCTGGACCAGCAGTAATGAACGCCATTACTGACTACACCCGTGCCGCAGTTACCAATAATCCTGTTTACAGCTTCACTCAAGATGTAAGCGGAAAAACCTTGGTTAATTCAGTTCTTCATTATGTCAGCGATTTCGGTTCTATCGATATCATTCCTGACCTTTTCTTGGGTCGCGTAAATGGATCGGCTTCCAGTCCTGACACAGCAGAAGGAACAGTAAACACGGATCGTGCTTACTTAATTCCTGACGATGACACTGTTTCCCTCAAGTTCCTTGAAGGCATTTCCGTAGTGGATCTTCCTGACAACGGAGCCGGTAAAAGAGCTTTCACTGAGGCAATGCTCACGCTTCGCGTAGGTAATCCAAGAGCTTTGGGGTCAATCGTTTAAAACACTTCGGGTTTATTATTGATCATGTTGTTATTGGGGAGCCGGTTTAGGGTTAGACCGGCTCCCTTTTTTCCATTTAAATGAGTCTAAATATCATCGTAAGGGGAGGTAAGAAAAGCAGATCGTCACAGGACGAAATCGCTTATTACCTTCGTAAGCATAACGAGCAAGCCGCAGTCAATGAAAAGGCTGGGTATGCACAACGCCAAAAGCAGGCTCGTAAGGCCGCCAAAGCGTTTGAAGGAGGTAAAGGTGACCTCCGACTTGCTCGGGTAACAGACTTAACCACATATGTCCGCCATGAGCAGGAGAGACCTGGATGCTGGGCAGACAAAGGATTCCGTAAGGACTTCGAAAAATCAAACCCCGAGTGCAAGGTTAAACACTAATTTTTTTATACTATGGCAAACTACGCTACCGCCACCTATTCGCAGTTAAAATCAAGATTCCGAGCATTGGCCGGACTTGATGCATTACAGGCAACAGATGCTAGTTTTCTTAGAGATCTCGTAAATCGTGCGGCTCGTATAGCCCATGAGAGATACCCTTGGCCACAGTTTACAGTCATGGGAGAGAGTGTCGCTATAGTGACATCTGATGCCAACAGGCTACGGATTTATGGAACAAGCAACAAGCTGGCAAATGATGCAAATGTTGTTTTTCGTATTCATAAAGAAGATCCTACTACTACCCGTTACCCTGATGAATATACATTCCTGACCGAGTTAGATTCAGGAGGATATCCATCAGTCAAAATCATTGAGCCTAGCACATTGGACGGAGTAAATGTTTTTGTCACCTATCGTAAAGATTTAAGGTCTGAGATAAACTCGGGATCGGCTACTTCAGGATACTATGGTGATGAGGCTGGCGACTCANAGGAAATACCAAACTTCT